CTGAAAATGACGGAATCCTTCTAATCGGACGAGCCAAAAAAGGCCCCGCAATGAAGCCAATTAAGATTACCTCCCTAGCAGACTTCAAAGCTGTTTTCGGGAATCCAATGGACGGTGTTAAGCGCGGCGACCCATGGCGCGAAGGAAACACCGGTGGTGGTGGTTGGGCTGCATATGCTGCCGAAGCTTACCTTGCTGCTGATGTCGGTCCCGTTAAGTTTATCCGCTTGGCTGGTGTTGAAGAATCTGCTGGAGATGCTGGGTGGAGTGTCACTCAAAACACTTATCCTCAAGCATCCGCAGCTGCCGTCATTGGAGCTACAGGGATCTTTGTTTCCGAAAACAACGGAACTACTGATGATGCCGTTCTTGCTGCTATTATCTACGGAAGTGACACTATCGTAATGCTTGGCGGTGACGATGCCAATGGTGTCAACACGGGGCACCACACGACTTGTGCTAAAGTTAAAGGCGCAAATGGCTGGGCTGCTAAGTTAAGAAACTCTGCGGGATCAAGTGAGGATTTCGCATTCACTTTCAACTTTGATCCAAACTCTCAAAACTTTATCAGAAATGTTTTAACTACAGATGCTGTTGGTTTCGACCCTTCCACTCCCTCAGCTGCTTGGAACAATCACCATGTTTTCTTGGGCGAATCTTTCGAAAACAACGTTGGTCGATTAGATGCAGCAACGAATGATCTTATCGCTTGGACTGCTGGAATCACTATTGACAATAACAACAAACACTTTACAAATCACAACGTCGAACTATCACCAGCTAAAACCGGTTGGTTTATCGGATCTAACGCATCTAACTACAAGCGCTTGTTCCGACTTGCTGCTTTGGATGAAGGTTCAGACTTCCACAAGACTCACATCGTTCGAATCAAAGACTTGCGTAAAGCAACAACAGTTCGACCAGAAGGCTCATTTACAATCGAGATCGCTCGTGCTGGACAACGTCCTGCTGAGTATGTCGAGAAGTTTGTAAACGTTACTTTGAACCCAGACTCTCCAAATTACATCTTAAAGAAAATCGGAGACCTCAAGCAGGAGTGGAATAGCACCTCAGGCAAGATTGTTTCTACCGGATCTTTCAACAATGAATCCAACTTGATTCGTGTTGAGCTTGCAGAAGGTGGAGTAAACAAAACCGACCTTCCTCTTGGATTCTTGGGACCTGCTAAAATCGCTGACGCTTCAGCTGTTCAGGCTGCTGCGGCGACAGTTTCAGAATGGGTTTATGGTGAGCAATCGATTCCACAATTCGTGGCGGGTGCAACAGAATTGGTTACTGGTTTAAAAGCCGGAACCACGGTTACAATCAAATGGCCAACTCACGGACTAAGCATTGAAGACTCTGCTGCTAATGGTGCGAACTATGCTCCATCTGCCATCCATGGATTGTCTTACGAAGCTCAACGTGGAAACGAAGACTTTGCAGACATTGGACTTCTCAAGTCAGATTATGACCCGCATCTAGCATACACTGCCGCTGCAGCAGAGGCAGCTTACACATTCTCTCTAGAGCACATCGATGAAGACTCTACTGTAGCCGGAACTTACTATCACACCAACGCTTTCGTTGAAGCTTTTGATAGCACAACAGTAGGAAACGAAGGCGCTTTGGCTCTTGGAATTAAGCAGTTTGCTGCTCCATTCTTTGGTGGAAGCGATGGTGTTGACATTAAAGTCGAGAACCCATTCAACAATGATGCATTAACAAACACAGCTTACGCAAAATACTCAATGGAATCTGCAATCTCTCAGGTTGCTGATTACTACACAAGTCGTTATGACCTGATCTCAATTCCAGGTGTCACTAACAGCTCAATCATTACTTCACTCGTTCGACAAACAGAAGAACGTGGTGATGCATTGGCAATTATCGACATGGTAGGAATCTACGTAAGTGCAGTAGACAACGACGGATCAACAGAATCTGCCGGATCTGTTGCAGCTATGGTTTCAACTGCTGAAGGTGGAACGGTTGCTTCATCTTATGCTGCTGCTTACTATCCAAATGTGCGTCTAGCAGACGTGTCAAGCGGTCGTGGAAGCGTTTTGATGGCTCCTCCTAGTGTTGCTGCCATTGGAGCTATCGCGAAGTCTGAGGCGCTCTCACAGCCTTGGTTTGCCCCTGCTGGATTTACTCGTGGTGGACTTGCTCCTCTCGGTGGAACTGGTGGCGCAAGCGTTGTTGGAACTCTTGAGCACTTGAGCAAAGCTGATCGTGATGACCTTTACAATGTAAACATTAACCCAATCGCTCGATTCCCTGCAACAGGTGACACTGTTATCTTTGGACAGAAGACTCTTCAACCAACTGACACTGCACTTGACCGCATCAACGTTCGTCGAATGATGATCTACTTGAAGAAGCGCATCGGTGGAATTGCAGACCAATTCTTGTTCGAACAAGGTGTTAAGGCAACTTATGACCGCTTCAAAGCGACCATCGAGCCAATCCTTTCAGAAGTTCGTTCACAATACGGAATCACAGAATACAAAGTTGTTCTTGATGAATCTACAACCACACCAGACTTGCAAGACCGTAACATTATGTATGCCAAAGTCTTTGTTAAGCCAGCGAAAGCAATCGAATACGTCGTAATCGACTTTGTCGTTACCCAAAGTGGCGTTGAATTTTAATAGACACTAATTACAGATAAATAGGAGAATTTAGATTATGTCATTTTGGACCGAAAACACAACAGAACCGAAAAGAAACTTTCGATGGCGTGTAACAATGTCGAACCTTACGAACTATGGTGTTGATACAGCAGCAGTTTGGTGGGCAAAGACAGTTGACACCCCAAGCTACACAGTTACAGATGTAACTCATTCGTTTTTTGATAACGAATACAAGTTCCCAGGCCGTGTACAATGGCAAGATGTGAACATGACATTGGTTGATCCAATCTCTCCGAACGCTGTTCAGTTGACAAATCAAATCATCTTGGACTCTGGTTACACAATCAAAGGTTCTCAAGAATTTTCTGCTAATCCAACCTCTATCACAAAGTCCGGTGCAAATGCCGCTCTTGGAAGTGTTGTTATTGATATCTTTGCTGGTAACGGTGATGTTGTTGAATCTTGGACAATGTTCAATCCATTCATTACTTCCGTTAAGTTCTCAGCTCTTGACTACACAAACGATGACATGAGAACGATTGACTTGACTTGGAAATATGACTGGGCAGGTTGCGAGAACCCACTGTCTAACAACGGTGATCGTTCACAATTCCCACGTCCTGGTCAAAGCTAAGGAGGCTTGAATGTCCTTCTGGACTGATAATAGTCTTGAGCCAAAAAGAACCTATCGCTTCCGAATTAAAGGAGGAGCGATAGGTCTTGGCAAAGATACTAGTGGAACTTGGTGGAATGCAAAAAAGGTCGATAAGCCTTCTTTCACCATTAATTCAAACAAGTATCGATTGATTAACCACGAAATCAACGTTCCCGGCATCGTCTCGTGGAATCCTATAACTATCGAACTTGCAGATGTCGGAAAGACAATTAATGTAATTCTTGGCGAACTAGGAGAAATCGGCGGCTATAATCCAAACGACCTCTCGAAAGACAAAGGTATAGCGAAGTCTTATGAGAATGGAATCTTAAAAGCTTTCTTTATCGAACAACTGAATGGTGTTGGGGAAGTTATTGAGGAATGGTCCCTCGAAGGAGCCTTTGTTTCAGATGTGAAACTTAGTTCTCTTGATTATAGTTCAGATGAAATAGTTTCCATTACATTGACACTAACTTATGATTACGCAAAATTAGAATAAACACGGAGAAATAATGAGTAGAAACTCAGACCGGTTAGGTCTTAATGGCCAACCAGAAACAGGCGAGGCACCGCCACAAATGTTCAACCCATTGAGCTTTACAGCTCCAACAGAATTCGTTGACTTGCCATCAAAAGGGATTGGGTATTCAAAAGAGCACCCCCTGCACGGCAAAGACATGATCGAAATTAGATACATGACGGCAAAAGATGAAGACACTCTATCAAATCAATCTTTGATTAAAAAAGGAGTTGCTCTTGAGAGATTGCTTGAAAACATCATCATAGAGTCCGAAATCGAGCCCCTAACGCTTCTTATCGCAGATCGCAATGCAATCCTCATCCAAGCTCGTGGAACGGCTTACGGCTTTGATTACGAAGGCCGTGTGAAGTGTCCAAACTGTGACACAAATAACACGATGATGTTTGATCTTCGTAATCCGGAAGTCACAGGTGGCATCCAACCAGATCAAGATATCGTTAAATTATCAGATGATGGCGTGTTTACGACGAAGCTTCCATTCTCAAAGTTCAACATTAACTTTCGTCTTGCAAATGGAATCGAAGAATCAAAGATTGCTCAAGTACTTATCAATGATAAGAAAGAGTTCTCAATCTCAGAGCAATACAAAGAGATGATTCTTTCAATCGAAGGACATTCGGATAAAGAAGTCATCAATCAATTTGTTGACAACATGCCAATGGCAGACTCAGTTCATTTTAAAATGTGCCTCAAGCACGCAACACCCTCGGTCAACATCTCCGAGACTCTCGTTTGCAAAAATTGTTCTCACGAACAGGAGGTTCAGGTTCCATTCGGGACCGACTTTTTTTGGCCTAACTCCTAAAGCAATGGAGGGCATCTATGAAGGATTCTTTATTCTGAAACATTTCGGAGGATGGTCATTCACAGAAATGCACTCATTACCCATTGGTTTGAGGACTTGGTTTATCGAAAGACTGAAGAAACAGTTCGAAGATGAAGCAAAAGAGATGAAGAAAGCCCAGAAGCGATAAACACGCTCTGGGTTTTGTTGCTTGAACTATTTAGTTCATAACACGAGGGATTGCAAATGGCTGAAGATAAAAAAGAAGGCGAAGGGTCTGTTGAGCAGACTGAACTCGAAAAAAAGAGCAAAAAAGAACTTATCGAAATAATTGAAAAGTTAATCGATAAAAAAAAGGACCTAAGGGGCTTAGGTGACGACCAATTAAAGCAACAAAAAGAAATGAATGAGCTCCTCAGGGCAAATGCTAATTACCTTGGGGACCTAACTGAGCGAAATAAATTAAATGTAGAAATCTTAAAACAACAAGCAGATATGGAAATGCGAAGCTTGATTGAAAAAGGGCAATTGGATGATGAACAAAGAAACAACATCTTGAACGGTCTAGACGAGATCGAAAAATATGGAACATCTCAACTTTTAGCAAATGCAAGCATAAGCGAAGAATTAGAAGGTATAATAGAGAAGCTAAAAGAAGAATCTAAGATAAAGCGCGGATCCGCACTGATTGATAAAGCTGGAATTACAATTCATAAAGACATTGCTAAAACCCTTGGAATCAAAGTAAAGGTTCAAGACACCTTTCTTGGTCAACTTGGGATGATTGGAACTCTCTTGTCCGAAAACAAAGACAAGCAAGGAGAGATCTTGGCTGGTTTAAAAAATCAAATCAAAGGAGCGTTTCATTACAGAAAAATTGCTGCTAGCGTATTTTCTGCTATTTACGAAAATTCAAAAGAACTATTCATGTCTTTCGACAAAGCCCAAGCATCTCTTGCAGCAGCAACTGGGCAAGGAGATAAGTTTCGAGGAACTCTCTATGAAGTTGGTCGTCAAGGAAATCTCTTCGGAGTCTCGATGGATGATGCCGGAAAAGCAATTGGGACACTGGTTGATCAAACATCGAACTTCACATCACTATCAAAAGCAACTCAAGCAAGTGTTGCCTTGAACGTCGCAAAGATGGAGAAACTTGGAGTTGCAACCTCTGACTCTGCTGCCATTTTCCAAAACTTCAATCAAGCTCTTGGAATGACAGCAAAAGAATCCATGAATATGCAAACTGAACTTGCAATGGCAGGTGTTTCAATTGGTGTCAATGCTGGAAAGATGACCAAAGACTTTAATGCTTCTCTTTCAACCTTGATGGTTTATGGTCGAGAATCTGTTGACGTGTTCAAAGGGATTGCTGCAGCCGCCAAGGCTGCCGGTGTTGAAACATCTACATTGCTAGGTATTGCGAGCAAGTTCGATACATTCGCTGGTGCTGCTGAAGGAGCTGGTAAGCTAAATGCATTACTTGGAACTCAACTATCAACAACCGAAATGCTGATGGCGACGGAAGATGAGCGCATAAGAATGCTTGTTGAGTCAGTTCAATCACAAGGTGTTGCATTTCAAGACATGGATCGTTTCACTCAGAAAGCAATTGCAAACTCAGTAGGCATCACCGATATGGCAGAAGCAAACCGAATCTTCGGAATGTCTCTCTCGGCTTATGATGAGAACGAAAGAAAACTAAATGCTTCAGCTAACGCTCAAAAGAAACTTGATGATGCTGTCGCAAAGACTGTTCCGGTCATGGATCAATTTAAGAAGCTCGGTGCAGAACTTGTTGTTGCTCTCGAACCACTTCTAGAAACTTTAGAGTCGGGAGCAAAATCTTTGACTGATTTCTTCAAGTCGATGTCCACGGAAGATAAAGAGATGTTGGCATCGGTTGTTTCCATCTTTAGCGGGCTCGTGTTAATTTGGCCAGTTTTAAAACTAGCGTTTGCTGGTTTTTCATTGTTTGGTAGTGCGATATTGCCTGCGGTTGGACTTGGAAGTAAAGCTGCTGCCACTGGGATGGCCGCTGCTGGTTCTGCTGCTACCGGAGCCACTGCGCCTGTCGCAGCATTTGCCGGCGCTCTTGGTGCGGTTGCTATTGAAGTCGTTCTAATCGTAGGAGTGATAGCTCTGTTGGCTGCTGCCATGGCGGGAATATATTATGGCATGGCAGCTATAGCAGAGGCGATTGGCGGAATCTTCAGCACAATCTTTACAGGGATTACAAATGTTGTTTCTGCCATTCGTGGAACAAATGAGGAAACAGCTCAATTTGAAGCCCGAGCTGCAGAGGCAATGGCGACGATTGTTTCCGGTAATCACGAAGGGGCACTATCATCCATCAAGGCAATGGTTGAAGAAGTCAATAAGATGGGACAAGATATAAAAGTAAGCTCCACAATTGAGAATCTAGCCCTAATTACAGCAGGTAAGGCATCAAGCATAACCGGCGAGAGAGTAACAGCAAGTCAGACAAATGTCACAGCGAACGTGCAAAACTTCTTTGAAGGAATGGAGATGACATTGAATGTTGACGGAGCAAACTTCAAAGCTTATGTCGCAAAAGTAGCTAATGGAGAACCAACCTAATGAGTTTTAAAGCAACATATTCAGGAGCAATCGGCAAGTCTGCCATCTTACAGATAAGGTCAGCTCAAAAAAATAGCGTGAAAGTTGAATTACCAGCATTCCTGACTTCATTAACAGACTCATTCTCTTCTAGTTGGAATGAAGAACAGGTCTATGGACGAATTGACCCAATTGGAACTTTTCAAGGAACAAAAAGATCAATTCAAGTAGGACTCGATATCATTGCTTACGATATTGCTGATGCGAGATCTAATCTAAAAATGATAAACACGCTTACAAGCATGCTTTACCCTTCTTACAGCGATGTCAATCAAGAAGGGGGAAAAAATGCTTTGATTTTGTCAAAGTCTCCGCTTGTTGAGATGAAATTTGGAAACCTTATTCACGAAAACAACAGCTTTCTTTTAGGGTGGATAACTACTTTCTCAGCCAATCCTGTTTTGGAAATGGGAATGTTTACTCCAAAAGCAGGAGAATTCTTGCCGAAAGTACATAACGTCTCACTAAGCTTTTCGCCTCAACACAGAATAGATCTTGCATTCGGCAAGTCAGGTGCTGCAAAAGCAAAGTTTCCATATGACGGAGGTTCATAATGTCAAGATATAGCAACAGAACAAAAGGAATCAACCGCAACGAACAGTGGGAGAATACACTCGAAGAACGAGGAGTCAAAGAAATCGAACAATACACAACTCCGAGATTTAAAAAGCTAACCGAAGACGATCTTGCTCGCGTAAGAACTCGAGACTACATCTGGAAAAGTGGTGATAGGCTTTGGAGAATTGCTGCTAGAGAGCTCGGAGACGCAAAGCTATGGTGGCTTATAGCAAAGCTTAACAATAAGCCCACAGAGGCACTATTCAACGCAGGAGACATTGTGAAAATACCATTGAGCTTAGGAATCGCACTTGAGGTGTTAGGATGAGTATTTATGTAGAAAAAACCGATGAAGAATGGAAAATAATTGAAGAGCTCTACGAACCATTTGATGCTTTTTTTGAAGACCCTTATTATCCATCCAAAAACAGACCTCTAAATATTCATTATGAAATACTATTTGAAAAACTAGTAGACGAAGATGTCAAGATAACAAAAGACAACTTAGATAAATTAAATGGGGACGTGGCAAGATTGAAAAGCGGATCTTTTCCTTTTGTCTTAGTTTCAGGTAACTACCCATCAGGAACTTACTATAATGACACAATAAAAGACTCTGGAGATTTAGGTGTAAATCTGATGGTTGGAGAAGCATTAAGGTGGGAAATTATCAACCATGGTGGTTACAAGGAACTAGATGTAGTCCAAGTTGGCTTAGAAGATCTAGATGAAGACTTCCAAGAGACAATTAGGGAATTCCTACTGGACACTGCTTTAAATGGTGAGCTAGATAAGATCACTACAAGAATAATAGGTGAAATTGTCGGCTCAGACTATTCTTTCAGTCACTTTCAAACGGCTGTCGCAAAGAGAATAAATGATGAAATTAGAGATGTGGATACATCTTATGGAGGTGGTGGCTTAGGTTTTCTCTATGATTACTATATAGATTTTAAAAAGTTTGACGATTCAACTCAAACCACAGGAGTCTACAGGCTATCTGAGAACATTTATGACGGTGAGCCGACTACGATTCCATTGTCACTTTTGTCACCGGAGGAGAGAACTGCTTTTGAATTTCCCGCAGCAGTAGTTTATCCGGATGCTATAATAACAGATTATAAAGGCGACGTCATTGAGTCAGCCAAAGAAGAACTAAGAAATTTTGACGAACTTCTTGATTCTAAAATTTCTGAATATCCCTTTGTCTATCAGAAAGACGAATTTCCATCGAAGACTTGGTATGGAAAGGATAACACAAACACTATCTCTACCTGGTCATTTACAAAAACATCTAGAAGATTTTTAAACGATACAAAAACTCCAAATGAAGTAATAGAAGAAAATCTTGGACACTTGTATCTTAACTTTATCAAAACAATAGTCCAAGATCTTAAGCAAAATATAGAACTATCAACAACCATTGGAGAGCATTTTTCAAATGCAGTAAATGCTGACAACTATGGTCACGGTCAAATTTTTGAACTCATTTATTTTGAAAAGATTATTGCTGCCAAAAAAGAACTGTTTGATAAGCTTGCGCTGGCCGCCCAAGAAGGAGATGAAGGAGAGGGGATCATCACGCCAGAAGAGCGAGAAGCAGCATACGCCGCTCAACTAGAAACATTCAAAGAAGGGAAGCCGCCAGATCTACCCCCTCCACCTTCCGAGGAAGACATTGAGAATCGCCAAAAGTACTTCAAACAATGTGCATTGATGCTTAATTTGTCAAAACTTCGAGACACTTATCAAGAGAAGCTTAATGAACAATACTCAAACAAGCTTCCTTATGGTGGTCGATTCACCACGCTTTATTGCAAGGACAAGGAGCAGGAGCTATTACTGACAAGGATGGTCTCGTCTAAAAACGAACAAAAACTGTTTGAACTTGAGACTCACAAAATCTCCAAACTCGTTCCAAAAATAAGACTGTTCAAGGTTTTCAATAGCACAGATGGTGGAGAAAAGGAAGTGGAATTCATTTTCGACAGAACATCAAAACAGAGAGACAGCTTTATGTCAGCAACATTCGACAAGGGTAATGGCGTTGGTCTTAAAAACTTTTCTTTCGAGTTCAACGGAACAAGTCCCGCTACAGCTAGAAACGACATCACTGCGAGCCTGACTCTATTCTTTCAGTCATTCGAAGACTTTACCAGAACAAGGACTGGATATTCAGACAAATATCGCTATGTCGATCTAGTCATTCAACCAACCCCAGACAAGAAAGGCGAGGTCGGTGGGATTGAAATCTTATCAGATAGGCAATATGAACCTCAGTTTTATAGAATTAGAGCAGATGTTGGCTATGTGTTGCCAACAGAGGCAGATGGATTTACTTCAGATGAAATCACGGCGATCAGAGTATCAAATAAGTCATTCTTCCTCAACATGGTAGATCACGACATTAGCTTTGGAAAAGACGGAACTGTCGAGATCAAAATCTCTTATCGAGCATATCTCGAATCCCTACTTAAACATCCAAGACTTGATGCTTTGGCTTCTCCAGAATTAATAGCCAAAAGAATTGCCAATGCGCGTGAGTTCACAAAACAAATAAGAGACAAAAAATGTAGCGTTGAACAATTAAAAGAATTACAAGTGTCTCTAGCTGCTCAAGAAGCAGTTTTGGTGAAACAGTCTTTATCATCGATAGTTACTAGGCTAAGAGATAGAGGTGTTATCTATACCACGCTAATAAAGAAAAAACACAAAGAATTCTTTTTAAAGAAAGGCTTTTTTAGAAAGTGTGATTTTGAATCAGATGCAGTTTCAGATGGCAGCAATGGTGCAGATGTCAAATTGGTTCTCAATTCTGATTTGCCTGAGAGTTCTGATGATTTTGATTTTGTTGATTCTGGGAATAGGTCAATCCAGTTCTTCTATTTTGGAGATTTACTGTACACAGTTTTGGATTGTATTTATGATTCAAACAATGACGTCAGAAAAGGCACGGGCTATAATAGAAACTCCATAGTTCTCGGATCTTTTGAGTTTGAAGCATTCCAAAAATCAAGCAAAGAGGGTAACGTCTACAATATAGCAGACATTCCAATCTCGGTTGACTTTTTTTCTAGATGGTTTGTCGATAACGTCGTAAGTCAAAAATCAACAAGAAAGACTTTTCCATTGATGAACTTTATACGAAGCCTCTCCAACTATCTCATTAGACCAGCAATTGTTGAGAACTGTGTCAATAGAAAGATTGAGACGAAATTAAGATTTCAAACTTCGCAAGTCACAGCATTCGAGCCCAATGGAGTAAACCCTTTACATAAGCACTACAAGCTGGGTGTAGGGGGGAGAACACCAGTTGCCCTAGATGTTGCATCTTTAAGAAATGGAAGTGAGCCAACCCTGCCTCTGAAAGGCGGGCCTGTTAGCGATGCAAATTCAAATTTTAAAGACTTCCACACTTTTGTAATCTTAACTGCTTTGGGATCAAGCCTGTCTTACGCTGGTAACGGGAAATATAGTGACGACATTGATCAAGGAAGATTCCATGTTCATGTAGGCCAAAATGCAGGACTTGTCAAGACTCTTTCTCTTTCAAAGTCAGATCAACAATACATTCGTGAAGCAAGATTTTTCCAAAATGGGATTGACGGCTTACTTCAACTATCTGCTGTCTATGTTGCGAACATCGAGATGTTTGGAAATGTCCTGTTTTATCCGGGCATGGAATTCTTCTTTAACCCATATGGGATTGGAGGTCCAGAATTTGACCCAACCAAAAAAGCTTCTGATGCGAACAAGCTAGGCATCGGAGGATATCACACAATCACCTCCGTTAAGTCGTCAATTTCGCCTGGTAAGTTTACCACTACAATCGCAGGCCAACAGTACTACTCCGGAGATGGCACAGGAAATCCGAACACTGTTAAGCAAAAGAATGCAGACGCTGGTGCTGTTGGAAGCATCGAAGAATACAAGCCTGTAGATGAAACAGAAGGAAATGATGGATTTAAAGCATGCAACCAAGTAATTCTTAACGCTCAAAATTATGCTTTCGAAGAGGGAACAGCGGCTGGTAGAGTAACTGACGGTGCTATCACCAGCGGAACCGCTCCTGTCGAGACTGCAGCGACAGATGAAAATGAGGATGCTTCGTCAGAGCCTACTGTCGAAGAGGCGCTAGATCAAGAGTTTGGTGGAGAATCAGATAACACCAACGCCCTTGCTACAAACGAAGAACTTGGGGAGTCTAGTGTGGCAGTAATTACAGCTGAGAGTCAGAATGCAACTCCCGAAGTGAAGGGGACTTATGCTGGAGTTTTGAAAACAATAAAATCGAGCCAAACATCAACATCGGCATCAGGTGGACAGCTCAATCAAACATTCACAGAGGAAGGGGGGAGAGTTACGGAAATGACTGATGGCACTCTT